CTTCTATCGAATGGAAGAACCGAATGGATCGATATACCTTGGGGTAAGAGTCATCTTGACGCTATTCGTAGACACGGTATAATTCTTATGACGATTGTTAAGTAATACGAGGTTTTCTCATGTACATGCTATCGGAATTAGACATTAATCGATTAATTGTTGCTTGCAATAAAATGATCATGAACAGTCCCAATAGTTTAACTCAAAAAGAATACCGTCATTTAATTAATAGACTATCAACTTACAAAGAGCAAAATTTCTCTAAAGAATAATGATACATTTTGTTGCTATAATGTTAAATAATCCTGTGTGTTTAGGTATTTTGTGCCTATCCTTAATTATGGTTCCTATTATTGGTATTGCTAAAATTCATGAAACAAGTAACGAAAGAAGAAGTACAAGAATTGATTGATGCTTCTATACACAAACACAATGTCCATGCTTCAATTATCAGTGCGGTCCTAGGATTGACCCTTATGGCATTTTACGCACATGGAGTAATTACACTAGTTAAATGATAACAGACGAAGACTACAAACAATTACTAGAAAGAGTGTTCCAACAAAAAATGGATGAACTTTTTGAAGAACCGTCATCATATGAAGATGAGGATGAAGAATGAAAAAAATTATTTCATATGTAGGAGAAAACCTAAATGAATGAATTTCCTTGGGGAGTAATAATACTCCTATCATCTGGATTAATTTTTACTTTATACTGCATCTATTACATATTACGTTTAGCCTACGAGGAAATAAAAAATGACCCACACAACCATTAGTGCAATTGTAATTTTTTCCATTATTATTACTTTTGTGCAATGGGGGATGACCCATGCATATCCACACTAAATAAGTTTAATACTGACAAGTAATAGTATGCTATCTACCCAATACCGCATTCGTCTAGAAACTATCTGCGAAAAAATTATCAACCATCTAGAAGTTAGTTTAGAGGACATGATTTGGGCAGAAAAACTTTCAAAAGTAAATAGAACTGCTGGAACAATGTTGCGAAAAGCACGAAGAGTATCTGCTAATCCAAATATGCAAGAAGGTGATCTCGATGACTTTTTAAATCAATTAGATCTTGGTGGAATAGGTCATGAATCGAAAGGTATCAGTAAATTTAACACGGTTGACGAAATCATAGATTTTTTCACAGAAGATAGACCAGATGATTGGAGACAGCATGATTGACAGTTTTTATTATGCATCATTTGCCATTTTTGCAGTCATTGCTTACATGATTGTAATGGATAAAAATGTTGCCGATTATATAATTTTATTGTTAAAATTAGCACAAGTAAATACTAGACGATTTATATTTTGGATACAATTTTATCCTAAACTTAAATATGATACTTGGAAATTGAAAAGAAGTATGAAAAAGTTTATTAAAGAAATGAATCAAGATACAAATAAATGAAGTCATAAAAATAGAGGGGTATTTGCCCCTCTTTTTTTATATTTAAAACTCAATCAAGTAGTTTCCGAAGTAGTTACTCTGGGCTTTCCAATGTTATACTTAGACTCAAGATTCCATTCATCCTTTTCTTTATATGCAATTACTTTAATTTGATTGAGAGGTGCTAGATCATCAGATTCTAGAGCAGTATTAATAGTAATTAAACCCCAATCAAATAAAAGTTGAGCAATTCGGTTGCGTCTTTGTAAATCATTTTGAGTTATATTCGCACGTTTTCCGTCTAGTGCAAATAACTCTTTGAAGTGAACAATATAGTATTTACCCTTTTTATGTAGGATATGGCAAGATTGATACAGTTTCTTTTCTTTCCTACTAGCAACACCAATACGGGTAAGAGTTTCACGTACTTTTAAAAAATCATCAGGTTCTCTAAGTGAAACTTCGATCATCAATTCAGGGGACCAGGCAATTTCCAAGTCACTAACATTAGTCATTTTTTTCCTCCAACATCAAGTTTTTGCCTAAGCATAAGAATTTGTTCTTTAGTCAAAATTTTAAGGGAAGACTTTGCCTTTTCATTGTTATAACCATAATAACGTTTAACAACTTCTAGATCATCAAGTTTTTCCTGCTTCAACCAAGGAGTAAATCTCTTTTTTCTCCTGATACTATATAGGTAATAATCATATTGCAGTTTATTGTCTAATGAGAATCTCAATTTCATCTCATTAGCATACATTACTGTATCAATAAATCCAGATAAGCACCTATTAATCACATATGCAGGATACTTTTTTTCTGCCTCAGTATCTTCTACCATTAAATTTTTCTTTTCATAATTAATGGAGTTGAGATAATCTTTTAATTCATAACTCACAAAAGATACTCCAGTGTATTTTGAATAGGATAATTTGTAATTAGAAGTTCAGTCTTTACATTATTTTGTCGATGAACCATACCATATCTAAGTTGCCATTCTGTAATGTACTTATCAGAATAAAGATTTCTTAGAGTTTCATTATCGTTATAGGTAATCATATACTTATGATTACATTTATGTACATTGTCTGAGAACAATTCATGACTAAAAAATTTATGCATCTCTCGATCTCTACCGTAAAGAAAATCTTTAATGTCATATGGTGGATCTAAAAATACAAATACATCATCTCCATCAGATTCTAGAAGATCTGAATAGTCATCATTTGTAATCTTCCAGTTCTTAATAAGTTCCGAATACATCTTCAATTTAGATATATTCAAGAAACTAAAATTTTGCCTTGATGCAGTTACACTAAACGTACTATTCTCCGTTAATCCAGAGTATGAACATTTATTCAAGATATAAAAACTAATTGCAGATTCCATACCATCCTGAGTTTTTATATCAGTCAAGCATTTATTGAACAAACTTTTATGTTGGTCATCTCCAGCATTATTGAGTTTAATGTTGGAGATCGAATCTGAAAGTTCTTCTCCATGGTCCCGTAAAATCACCCAAAAGTTATAAAGAGGAACATACAAATCATTGACCCACACCTGACGATCAGGATACCTTTTGCTGAAGTGTAGACTCATTGAACCTCCACCCAGGAAAGGTTCCCTGAACTCCTTATAGTCAGGAACCCACTTCTCTAAGGTTTTGAGTGCTCGGGTTTTACCTCCAGGATACCTAAGAGGTGATTTAAGGGATTTGATACTAGTCATAGGTTTCATAATATAGGTATTGGTATCTATCAGGTGATAATTTTCTTGGATGGAGTAATTACCTTATTAAACATAGAGTTGTATTGATTTACAATCTCAGCATCAGGATCTGCAATATATACAATAAATTTTTTGTCTACACTAAGTTCCTTAGCATCTTTACTTACTAGAGGAGACCAAGGAGCAAATCCAAGTTGTCCATTACCTGTAGGAATGGCAACAATAGGATCTTCCAGTTGAATGGTTTGATCGTTCTCATTATTAACAGTAACGATCAAATCCTCACCAGAGGACATACGAATAAGTTTTACATTTTTCATTTAAATTGACACCTCATCATAATTTCTGTCATAAAGGCAAGAGTATTAATTTCCTGATCAGCAACAAATGCGGATTTATATTGATACTCAGAAAGAATTAATACGGCTTCTGGAATAGAAGCAGGTTCTAGATAATTATAAAGACTATCATAAACTCTGCGCATAATAAAGGTAGTATCATTATCCAAATTAGATACTACCCATTTTCGTACTTCAGTAAACTCTTTTGTTTTCAGTTTTTTCATAAGTTCGGTGGTATTAACATCCGAAAATGCTGCAAGAACACCAACATCAATTGTACCTGTAGATGCATATCGTTGCAATTCATTGATAACCCGTCTAAAATCAGGGAAGTATTTAAGAATTAATTCTGCAACAACTTTTTCTTCAAACTCGACACCTTCCTTCTGAAGGATCCAAGATACCCGTTCCATGAACTGTTCGGCAAGTTTAAGTTTGGTTCTACCTCGGAGATTAAAGTCAACGACTGCACACCTTGAATGTAGAGGTTCGATAATTTTGTTTTTGTAGTTGCAGGTGAAAATGAATCTACAGTTGTTAGCAAATTCCTCTGTAGTTGCCCTAAGTAAGAGTTGTACATCTGAGGTTGTGTTATCTGCTTCGTCAATAATGATGACTTTGTGTTTAGCAGTTGAAGTAAGTGAGAGGGTCGAAGCAAAGTTTTTCGCATTGTTTCGGACAGTATCAAGGAATCTACCTTCATCGGATCCATTAATGACATAAGAATCTACTCCCAATTCGTCACACAGTGCTTTTGCAATAGTCGTTTTTCCAATACCAGGAGGTCCTGAAAGGAGGAGATTGGGAATTTCTCCCTTCTCCAGAAATCCTTTAAAAATTTGTTTCGTTTCATCAGGTAAAATACAATCCTCAATTGTATGAGGACGGTATTTCTCAACCCACAAAAAAAGATCTTTCATCACAAACCTCAATAATATAAAAATGAATTAGTTGGAATCTGGTTCAAGTGCAATCCAATATGAAACATCAGTAGTTTTACCTACAAATTTAGCAACTTTAGGTTTGCTAATAGTCACATCATAACTTCCAGGAAGAAGTTTTAGATTTTCAACTTTGAAGCAGAAGCAGAAATCATCAGTTTCACTTTCACCAACTGGCAAAGAGAAAATGTTAGAAGTATCATTCTTCTTATCTACTACAGATAGAAGCAAGGTTCCTTCTTGCGAATATAGACACATATCGGGGACATTATATACTCCAGCAGCACGAAGAAGTTGCGAGAGAGTATCTGTATCTAGAGTAAACTTAACATCTTCAGACGGTAGTTGAATGTCCTTTTCTGGAGGTGTTGTAATAATACTAGAGTCTGCATAATAAAATACGCTTTTTGCTTTAGTATTTTCATCCCTAACGATCAATTTTTTAGTATCACTGCAATCAAATACAGGAGATTTGAAGAGACTCAATCCACCAAGAAATACACCAAGATCATAAATTGCAATTTCACTAGGAAATGATTCAATGATACTTGCCTTTGCTAAGATGTTCTTATTAATAGACAAAGTAGAAATAGTATTTCCAGGTTTAATTACGATAGATTTATTGATCGTTGAAAAATTTTTAAGAAGATTAATAGTAGATGGGGAAATTTTAATTGTACTCATACCGATTTGAACTCCTGAAGACCATTGTTAGTGCGAGAATAGTGTTTATCAAAATGAAGCAAAAGCATAGCATAATGAATGACTTTAAGGAGATCACGTTTGTTGTGACCATTCTTATCCCCATATCGAGATCCATACTTAAGAATGTTTGCTTGACAGAAATCTGGTGCCAGATCTTTTGCTGCCATGAGGTCAATAGTTTGAATACTACTATACTCATCATCATGTCCACAATAATGACTGCCGTATGTACTTACTACATACTCTTCAATGTCTTTAAGAATCTTATCTTCATTGTACTTCCATTGCATAATTAGGTTCCTCCAGAACACGTTCAATAGTTTCAATATAGCATGTTGAGGGTTCATAGTCAACCCCATTTTCGTGGTAAAGATGTCCAATGTAACATGCAACATTTTTACCACCAAGAAATTGATAAATTTTACATTTGATTAGAAAAATACCCCCATTCTTTAATTGAATGAGGGTATGACGGGAAAGATTATCAAACATGAGAAGAAATTTCAACAGTCAATTCAGATTGATCATTAGTTTCAGATACAGAAGCATCTACCTTTGAGTAGAGTTCCAAGAACGATTGTTTGGTTTCAGTATCGAAACGATTTACACACACTTCGATTGCCTTGGCACGTTTACCAAAGATCTTATATGCCTTGGCAATATGTACAAGACGACGGGTACTGATAACTTCATCCACACCACCATCATAGAAGGTTTTACGGATCACTTGTGCCCACTTTACAAGTTTCTCGGCAAACTCATCATCTTGCCCATCAAGTGCCTTAGAGACAATTTTCACTTCCGTTTTTTCAGTCGGATAATCCTGTTCAAAAGTGATCGGGAAACGTTCGAGGAATGCTTCATTAAGTACGTTCGTACCGATGAACCTCCCGTCATCAGAACCCTTTCCTTTAGTGTTAGCAGTAGCAACAACAGTGAACCCAGCAGCAGGTACGACATACTGACCAGTTTTTTTCAGATAAAGACCAGAACCCTCCAGAATGGACTGCAGACACAGAATCTTGTTAGAAGCAAGGTCAACCTCGTCAAGCAGCAGCACGGCACCCCGTTGCATTGCTTCGATCACAGGACCATTGTGCCACACAGTCTCACCATTCACCAGACGGAAACCACCGATCAGATCATCCTCATCAGTCTCGATCGTGATGTTCACACGAATCAGTTCACGTTTCAGTTGAGCACATGCTTGCTCCACACCGAAGGTCTTACCGTTACCAGACAGACCAGTAATGAAGATAGGGTAGAACAAACGAGACTGTAGAGTTTTCTTCACATCCGAAAAATTCCCGAACGAGACGAAATTGCCATCTTTAGCAGGAATATAGGACTTAACTTCCCGATCGGGATCAGCAGCAGGAGAAGCAAAAGTCTCTTCCAGTTTTTCTACTTCCAAAGTCCACACTCCTCGTCCAGATTTATAGTTAGCAAGTTTCTTAGTGAGAGTTTGATAGGTCGTACCATTCTCATCGGCATACTCCCGCAGTTGGGCAGCAGTAACCGTGTTACCAAATTGTTGTTGCAGTTTAGAGAGTTCCACAGTTTTCGTCATAATGTAGGGTTTGCTAGGGAAGGGTTGGATCCGTTGCTTACCTAGTAATTATAGGGCATCGGACCCAGAAGGTCAAGCAACTTGACGGATGAATTTTGATAAGATTACCTTATTGACCATCTTGCCATTCATATGTTTTTTAAATGCAATGGTAAGTTGCCCCTTAGTAGCATTATCATGAATACCAATTTCTTGTTCCACAGAAGAATCTTCATAATCACGTTGCCACCATCGATTAGTATCTTTTGGAAATGGCAAAATATACAACTCTTTGAATCCACAATTAGGTACACATACGGATTTATTCTTATCCCATTCCCTTTCTAGTTCACTAGTATTTACAATACCAGCATATTGTGCCTGACTACGAATCTCATTCTTAGACCCAAGACGGAATCCAAGAAGATTATAATCCACAATATGGGAGACATACTCAGCAAATACTGCAGTTGTATTACCATCTTCCTTTATTTGACATTGATACTTAGTTTTGGGATCTCGAAGAACATAAGTTTGATTATAGTACATAGGTTGAGAATGACTAGAATCGAGATAAGGAATATATTTGTTATAACATGCATTAGAAGATTCTCCATCAGTAAGATAAATCACATTAACTTTCTGAATCTTCTCTTCACTTTTAAATTTTTCGATGACCTGGGGGGTCGTGACGATGGTTTCTACCAGGGGAGTGCCCGACAAAGAATAATCATAATTATAATCACCATTTCCACCCCGAAACTGATCACAGTTAAAGAACATATTCTCCATCATTTTATCAAGAGTCTGCGCATTCATCTTGGAAGAAAAGAATTCCAAAAGACGAAAATTAGGATCAATGTGCAAATCAAGATCTAGATTATTGTTCGGAGTTCCAGGGAACAAAGAAGTATTATAACAACTATCCGAAAAAGCATAAACTCGGAAAGGGATGTTAACTTTCTTGCAGAACCAAATCAAATCATAAAGTTGCTTTAAAGTAGCGAGCATAATGTTGCCCATAGAACCAGACCAATCTAGATAGAAGACAAGACCGTGATTCTTACCATCTGGAATGGTAGTCACTTTTTTAAAGATGTCTTCACTCCATTGATAAGTATGAAGTTTTTGAGTATCTAGAACACCAGTATTTGCTGTACTAGAACGATGGTATTGATCTGCTGCTTTCTTACATTCAAACTCTTTGACAAGATAGTTAACGGTTTTGATACTATCTTTACGATAAGTACGATACTTACGTACACTAGTCTCTACATTTTTTGGTCGTTTTTCAACGATGCCAGAAACAAACTGGTTAAAATCATTGGTAATTTTTTTGTAAGGAACAATGGTATTACTCAAATTAATTTGAGGAAGATTAATATATACGTAATCTTTTGCTTGAGAATCTACTAGAGATTTCTGATTATCGGCAAGGGCACGAGCAGTTTCAGAGGCAAATTCATCAACAGGTTGATTATTACCCCCAATTGAAGTGGTGCTTCCCCCACCTTGAGGAAGTCCATCCTGATCAACAGGTTTAAAATCTGATCCACCATTAGACTGATCTTGTTGCTTGGCATCCGAACTAGAAGGTCCTACTTTCTCATCCTTCTCGGAATCGTTCTCATCACTGCCATTTTCAATTTTGGATTGAAAATTAGCAAGTTCTTCTTTGTCATCCTTTTTACTCTTGAGATACTTCATAATCTCCTTTGAGAGATTAACAACATCATCAAAAGTTTCAGTTTCTGCAGCAAGATTTACAAACTCATACTCTTCACGTTCAAATGCAACAATAGTGCGATTACCAACTACACCAATTTTATAATGGATGTTGATACGATCAATAAATGACATTTTTGAAATGTCCTTACCCTGCAACTCAAAGAAATCTTTTTGATCAAGTTCATTATAACCATTATAAAAAGATTTAGATAGACCAGGATACCGACGTTTCATCAGTTTCTCAACTCGAACATCTTCCAGAACATTCAGAATGTCCTGAGGAACCTCCTGAGAGACCTCACCGTAGTTCAGAGGGGTATATAAGGCATGACCCACCTCATGACCCACTAGAAGGTCATACACGGTGCCAGAGACATCCTTCCAGATAGGAAGGCAAAGAACTCGATTAGAAACATCGAAATACGCAGTGCTCACTGCACGATGCTCTACATTCAGGTTCTCGGTTGCCAGCAGTTTGGCAAGAGTTCCTTTAACTTCCTGGTTGACTGCCATTGGACCTCGTTTCGTATGTACCTAATATAAGGCACAATGATCCATGGGTCAAGGGGTTGACCGATAAGGATTGGTTATGAATGGAGAATAGGAGACTCGAACTCCTGACAGCCTGCTTGCAAAGCAGGTGCTCTACCAACTGAGCTAATCCCCCTTTTTAAATTGCTCCAATTTTAACCAATTAATCAGAGCAAGAAGTTGGCTTTCTTTTTCTGGAAAGTTTTCGGGAACTACATGCTGACAATAAAATTCTAATGCTTCTATTGCAAGTTCTCTATCTTTACTGGAAATTAATGACATAGTTAACAAAAATAATTGTACCCAAAATTTTCATCAAAAGCAAACCAACTAGTTGGAGAAAATGGTTCGTAAAATTCTCCATAATTTTTATTTATCTTAGAAATGTCAGACAAATCATTAACTAAATCGTGGAAGTATTCACAATTACTAAGTTTATGAGATGTTCTTTCCTGAGTTATTCTCCAGAAAGGAGTATCAAAAGTAGATCCTCCATGGTAAATATAGC